ATGAGTGCCATTCCCATCGACGCGGAGGGCCGGTTCGCCGGCTATGCCAGCGTCTTCAACCGGCTCGATAGCGGCGGCGACATCGTCCTGCCCGGGGCGTTCGTCAAATCGCTCGCCAAGAGGCGCGGGCGCATTCGGCTGTTATTTCAGCACGACCCCAAGGAGCCGGTAGGCATATGGGAAAGTCTTGGTGAGGACGGCCATGGCCTGTTCGTCGCCGGACGGCTTGTGCCCGGCGTGCCGCGCGCCGAGGCACTGCGGCGGCTGATCGAAAACCGGGCGCTCGATGGCCTGTCCATCGGCTTTCGCACCGTCAAGGCCAGCCGCGAAGCGGGAACCGGGCATCGCCGCCTCAGTGAAATCGACCTCTACGAGATTTCCATCGTCACCTTTCCGATGATGGAGGATGCGCGCATCGCCTCCCCCCTCACCGCCGGCGCGGCCATTGCCGCGGCCACGAGACAAATCCGCAACCGATAGAAGGATACCGACATGGATCGGATGACCGACGGCCTCGAAACCAAGGCAGGCGCGGGGAGCGATATTGCCGCGCTCTTCGCTGAATTTTCCACCGCGTTCGAGGAATTCAAGCGCACCAATGACCAGCGCCTGGGCGAAATTGAAAAGCGCGGCACGGCCGACGGGCTGCTCGAAGGCAAGCTGGACCGCCTCAACGCCGTGCTGGACGGCCAGAAGGCGGCGCTGGACCGCGCCAAGGCCGAACGCGCCCGCCCCGCCATCGAGGGCAAGGGGCAGATCGCCGAGAGCGAATACAAGGAAGCCTTCTCCGCCTATGTGAAGCGCGGCGAGGAAAAGACCCTGCAGATCGGCGTGCCCGCCGATGGCGGCTATGTGGTGCCGGCCGAGGTCGAGACCGAGATCACGAGGCTCATGACCCATATCTCGCCCATCCGTGCCATTGCCGGGCTGCGGCAGGTTTCGGGCGCGGTCTACAAGCGCCCGATCACGGTGACCGGGCCGCAGACCGGCTGGGTCGGCGAGACGGCGGCCCGGCCCACCACCAGCAGCCAGGTACTGGCCGAGCTGAGCTATCCCACGACCGAACTCTATGCCATGCCAGCAGCCACCACCGCCTTTCTCGACGATGCGGCGGTGGATGTGGGCCAGTGGATCGCCGACGAGGTCAATGCGGCCTTCGCGGCGCAGGAAACCACGGCCTTTGTCAATGGCGATGGCGTCAACAAGCCCAGCGGCTTTCTCAACGGCACCAAGGTGGCCGAGACCAGCTGGGCCTGGGGCAGCCTGGGCTATCTCGCCACCGGCACCTCGGCGGCTCTGCCCGCCAGCCATGCCTCCGACATCCTCATCGACCTCGTCTATGCGCTCAAGGCCGGGTACCGTCAGAACGCCAATTGGGTGATGAACCGCAGGACGCAGGGCGCGCTGCGCAAGCTCAAGGATATCGACGGCAATTATCTCTGGCAGCCGGCGGCCAGCGCCGATGGCCGCGCCAGCTTCATGGGTTTCCCGCTGGTCGAGGCCGAGGACATGCCCAATATCGCGGCCAATTCCTTCTCCATCGCTTTCGGCGATTTCAAGCGCGGCTATCTGATTGTCGACCGTCAGGGCGTCTCGGTACTGCGCGACCCGTTCAGCTCCAAGCCCTATGTGCTGTTCTACACCACCAAGCGCGTCGGCGGCGGCATTGCCGACTATGACGCGATCAAGTTGCTGAAATTCGGCGCCAGCTGAGCCATTTCCTCGCCGTCGTCACCACCCGGCTTGGCCCGGTGGTCCATGCCCGTGGCGGGATGGATTGCCCGGACAGGCCGGGCAATGACGATGGTGGGCGGATAGGCGTCAAACGCGAACATAAGGACATCAACAATGACCTCCTATCTTCTGGCGGGCCCCGCCGAGGAGCCGGTTTCGCTTGCCGAGGCCAAGGCGTTTCTCAAGGTGGACGACAATGCCGAGGACGGTTTGATCACGACGCTGATCGGCGCGGCCAGGCTGCATGTGGAAAGCGTCACCGGCAGGGCGCTTCTGGCGCAGAGCTGGCGCATCGTGCTCGATCATTGGCCGGAAAGCGGCGTGGTGAAGCTGCCGGTTGCGCCGCTGATCTCGGTGACAGCCATCGCCGCCAGCGACGATAATGGCGGCAGCCACGATATCGGCCTCGGTCAGTTCCGCTCCGAACCGGACCGGCTGATCGTGCCGCGCACCGTCATCGGCATGCCACTGCTGCGGGAGTTGGGCGGCATCGAAATCGACTATGTCGCCGGGTACGGCAGCGAGCCCGACAACGTCCCCGCCGATCTCCGGCAGGCGCTGCTGGGGCTGGTGGCGCATTGGTATGAGCATCGCGACGCGGTGCTGATCGCCGGATCGGGCTCCGTGGTCCCCTCCGGCTTCGACCGGGCCTTGGCGGGCTATAAGAGGGTGCGGCTGTGAGCGAGCGTATTCCACCAATCGGCACGCTGACCGATAGGGTGCAGCTACGCCGCCGCGACAGCCTGGGCGATGGCGGGGGCGGGCATGAACGGGTCTATGTGCCGATGAGCAGCGTCTGGGCGCGGGTGCGCAGCCTCACCGGGCGGCAGGGCAATAATGCCGATGGCCGCGCGGTGGCGATTTCGCATTCGGTGGTGCTGCGCTTTCGCAGCGACATCTCGCCGGGCGACCGTATCGTCTATCGCGGCCGCAATCTCGACGTGGTGAGCACGGCCGACATCAACGGGCGGCGGGCCTATCTGGCCTGCGCCTGTAGCGAAACCAGCGTCACGGGGTAGGCGATGCACCCGATTGCAGCTTTGCAGGCGGCCTTGGTCGAGGCGCTGGGCGCCGATGGCGCGCTTTCGGCGCTGATCGGGGCAGGCGGCATATTCGACGCGCCGCCCCGCAGCCGCCCCGCGCCCTATGTGGTGATCGACCGGCATGACATGCGCCAGCGCGACGGCGACGACACGCCGGGACAGGAGCATCGCGTGCTGCTCCATTGCTGGAGCGACCAGCCCAGCCGCAAGGCGGCGCTGGACATCGCCGCGCGCGTGGTGGCGGTGGGATTGGACCCTGCGCCTTCTGGGCTGGTGGTGACCCATGCCGAGCATCTGCGCACCGAGACATTGATCGACAATGCGACCGGGCAGGCGCGGGCGGCGGTCCTGCTGCGGTTTTTGAGTGAGTGACTTGTCTTCGTGCGCTTTGCGCACCCCCTCCCAGCCTCCCCCGTCAAGGGGGAGGTGTCTGGCCGGTGCTTGGAGCAGGGTAGTGCGACGAACTGGATGCGGCACCCTCCCCTTGACGGGGAGGGCTGGGGAGGGGTGCTCACGCACGCCCAACAGGAGAATTTGAATGGCAGCCCAGAGCGGCAAGGATATGCTTTTGAAGCTCGACCAGACCGGGTCGGGCAGTTTTCTGACGGTGGCGGGGCTGCGCACGCGGAGCCTCAATTTCAATGCGGCCAGCGTCGATACGACCGACCAGGAAAGCGCCGGGCGCTGGCGGGAATTGCTGGCGGGCGGCGGGGTGAAACGCGCCTCGGTCGCCGGTTCGGGCGTGTTCAAGGACCAGTCCTCGGACGCCACGATCCGCAGCCTGTTCTTCGCCGGCACCATCTGCAACTGGCAATTGATCCTGCCACATTTCGGCGAGGTGCAGGGGCCGTTCCAGATCGTGGCGCTGGAGTTTTCCGCTGATCATGCCGGGGAAGTGACGTTTGATCTGGCGCTGGAAAGCGCGGGGGAGGTGACGTTCACGGCGGTGTAGGCGTCGCTGTCTCCATTAGAGCAGCACCCCTCACCCTGGCCCTCTCCCCGGAGGGGCGAGGGGACGATGGGCACGGGCTCGTCACTCAAACTAAAACATCGGCTCCTGCGCACTCTCGCCCCTCTGGGGAGGGGGAGGGGTCTTGAGGACAATCATGACAAACATTCATCGTGGTGAGATCGCCGCCGAGATCGGGGGCGAGACGCGGGTTTTGTGCCTGACGCTGGGGGCGCTGGCGGAGCTGGAGGCGCGGCTGGGGGCGGGTGACCTCGCCGGGCTGGCCGAGCGCTTCGGCGAGGGACGGGTGTCGGCGCGGGATCTGACGGCCATTTTGGGCGCGGGTTTGCGCGGGGGCGGCAATGAGATCAGCGATGACGATCTTGCGCGGATGAGCGTCGAGGGCGGGCTGCGTGGCGCTGCCGATATTGCGGTGCGCCTGCTCCGCGCGACCTTCGGAGAGGCGCAATGAACCCCTTTCCCTGGAAGGATGCCATGCGTTTCGGGCTGGGCGTGCTGCGCCTCTCGCCCGAGGCGTTCTGGAAGATGACGCCGCGCGAACTGGCTTCGGCCTGGGGGGCGGTGATGGGGGAGCGCAGCGGGCCGCTGGACCGGCGCGGTCTCGAAAATCTCATGGAGCATTTCCCCGATGGCCAGTGATCTGTTCGGCGAGGAATTTCGCGGTGAATTGAGCGATGTCTCGGTGGAATTGCGGCGCATCGGCGATCTGGCCGATGGCGTCGCCACTTCGGTCAGCCGGGCCTTTCGCGGCGCGGTGCTCGATGGAAAGAGCTTCCGCGCGGTATTGGGCGATATTGCCCGCTCCTTCGCCGATATTGCGCTCAAGGCCGCGTTCAAGCCTTTGGGCTCGCTGGTCGGCGGGCTGGTCGAGAACATATTTACCGCGACCAATCCGGCCCTTGGCGGGGTGACGCCTTTCGCCAAGGGCGGGGTGATCGCCAGCCCCGCCTATTTTCCGCTCGGGCGCGGCATGGGCCTCGCCGGAGAGGCCGGACCGGAAGCCATCATGCCGCTGCAGCGCGGGCCCGACGGGCGGCTGGGCGTGGGCGGCGCTGGCGGCAGTGTCAACGTGACCTTCAACGTCACCGCCAGCGATGCCCGCAGTTTTGCCGCCAGCGAGGCGGAGGTGAGCGCCATGCTGCTCCGGGCGGTGCGGCGCGGCACACGCAGCGCTTGATATTCAGGTGATGCCGGCCTGCAAGTGGCAGGTTTCTGCGCTTCCGGTGCTCACGTACCCGAACGTACGCTGCGCTCCGGTTCTCGAAGCCTACCCCTTTCGGCTCGGCCTGACCTGAATCTCCACGCGCTGTGGTGCCACAACGAAAGATCAAAAATGGCTTTTCATCATATCCGCTTTCCGCTCGACATTGCGCTGGGGGCGCGGGGCGGGCCGGAGCGCAGGACCGATGTCGTGACGCTGGCGGGCGGCGGCGAAAGCCGCAATGGGCGCTGGGCGCAGTCGCGGCGGCGCTACAATGCCGGCTATGGTGTCAAATCGCGCGCCGACATGCAGGCGGTGCTGGCCTTTTTCGAGGAAAGGCGCGGCCGGCTGCATGGCTTTTTGTGGCGTGACGGGCTGGACCATTCCTCGGGCGGAATCGCGCCCGGACCCACTGATCAGGCCATTGGCACTGGTGATGGTGTAAGGACACAGTTTCAGCTGACCAAGCGCTATGGCGCGGCCTTCGATCCCTATCTGAGGATCATCGCCAAGCCAATTGCCGGCAGTGTGCGGGTTGCCGTCAATGGCAGCGAAGTGCTGACCGGTTGGAGCGTGGATGTCACCACGGGCATGATCGGCTTTTCGGCGGCCCCGGCGCTGGGGGCAAGCGTCAGCGCGGGATTTTTGTTCGACGTGCCGGTGCGCTTCGACACTGACCGGCTCGATGTCGAGCTCAATGGCTTCGACGGCGCTGAAATCCCCTCTATTCCCCTGCTGGAGATCCTGCCATGAAGGCGGTGCCGGAGGCTTTGGCGGCGCATCTGGCGCAGGGCGAGACCACTATCGCCCATTGCTGGCGTGTGCTGCGGCGCGATGGGCAGGTTCTGGGCTTTACCGAGCATGATCGCGTTCTGGACGTGGCGGGTACGGCATGCAGTCCCGCTTTCGGGCTGGATGGCGGCGACGTGCCGGCGCGGCTGGGCGCACAGGTGGAAACCGGCGAGGTGCTGGGCATTCTCGACAGCGCCGCAATCAGCGAGGATGACATCCTGCTCGGGCGCTATGACGGGGCGCGGGTGGAAACCTGGCTGGTCAACTGGGCCGAGCCGGAGCAATGCCTGCTGCTGCGGGTGGATATTATCGGCGAAATTGTCCGCGAGGACGGGGTTTTCCGCGCCGAATTGCGCTCGCCGCAACAGGCGCTGAACGTGACGCGCGGCCGGCTCTATCAGGGATTGTGCGACGCTCAGGTCGGGGACGGGCGCTGCGGGGTGAAACTCGACCGGCCTGCGCATAGGGGCGCGGCGACAATATTGGCTATTGTCGATCCGTTTCAGGTGCTGGTCAGCGGGCTGTCCGGGTTCGACGAGGGCTGGTTCGCCTTCGGCATGGCGCATTGGGGCAGCGGCCGGCGCGACGGCCTCGCCGACGCCGTGCTGACCCATCGGCGGGTGCCGGAGGGCGACGTGCTCGGCTTCGCCGAACAGGTGGGAGAATGGGTCGACGCCGACGACGTGCTCGAAGTGAGCGTCGGTTGCGACCGGCGTTTTTCCACCTGCAAGGCGCGCTTCGCCAATGCCGCCAATTTCCGCGGTTTTCCGCATGTGCCGGGCAGCGATTATCTATTGCGCCATCCACGGCGCGGCGACGCCATGGATGGCAGGGCGGTGGTGAAATGAACCCCGACAGCGTGGTCGAAGCGGCGCGGCAATGGCTGGGCACGCCCTATCGGCACCTGGCCTCGACGCCGGGCGCCGGTTGCGATTGCCTGGGCCTGCTGCGCGGCGTGTGGCGGGCGCTTTACGGCGCCGAACCGGTCAGGGTGCCGCCCTATCGCGCCGACTGGCGCCATGGCGGCCATGACGGGGCGCTGAACGAAGCGGCGCAAAGCTTCTTGTTGCCGGAAACGGGGCCGGTTGCGGCGGGGCAGGTGGTGCTGTTCCGGCTCGGCGGGCTGGAAGAGGCGCGCCATTGCGGCATCATGGTCAGCCCGCACCGCTTCATCCACGCGCAGGAACATCTGGGCGTGGTCGAGGCCAATTTCAGCGCCGGCTGGGCCCGACGGGTCAGCGGGCGGTTCCGGTTCCCCGACAAACAAGGATAAATCCATGGCCACTCTGGCACTTTCGGTGGCCGGACAGTTCGCGGGCGGACTGGTCGGCGGGCCAATCGGCGCGACCATCGGGCGGGCATTGGGGGCGCTGGCGGGCAATGCGCTGGACAATATGCTGTTCAGCGAAAAACGCAGCGTCGAAGCTCCCTTGTTCGACGTGCGGCTGGGCGGATCGAGCGAAGGCGCGCCCATTCCCCGGCTCTATGGCTGGGGCCGGCTTTCGGGCAATATCATCTGGGCGCGGGAATTGCTCCGCCACGTCACCGAAACGGCGGGTTCGAAAGGATTTGCGCCCCCGCCGGAACAGGAAGAGGAAATCCTCGCCAGCTTCGCCATCGGGCTCTGCGAAGGACAGGTGGCGCGCATGGGGCGCATCTGGGCCGACGGGCAATTGCTCGATACGCGCGGGCTCAATCTGCGCTTTTATGCTGGCGACGAGGATCAACTTCCCGATAGCCTGATCGAGGCGGTGCAGGGCGTTGGCAATGCCCCGGCCTATCGCGGGCTGTGCTATCTCGTGGTCGAGAACCTGCCGCTCAGCCGCTTCGGCAATCGCCTTCCGCAATTGTCGGTGGAAGTGTGCCGGCTGGCCGGCGAGCTGGAACCGGCGATCAGGGCGGTTACGGTGATCCCCGGCGCCACCGAATTTGGCTATGACCCGACGCCGCGCGTCCGCGTGCTCGGCGCGGGCGAGGGAGTGAGCGAAAATGCCCACTTGATGGCCGGCGTCAGCAACTGGACCTGGTCCATCGACGAGCTCGTGGCGCTTTGCCCCAATCTCAAGCATGTGGCGCTGGTGGTGAGCTGGTTCGGCAATGACTTGCGCTGCGGCTCCTGTGCAATCTCGCCGCGTGTCGAGGGTGCGGGACGGGTCATCGAAGGGACCATCTGGAGTGTCGCCGGGCTGGGGCGCGGCAGCGTGCCCGTTGTATCCAGCCATGGCGGCGGCCCGGCCTATGGCGGCACGCCGTCCGATGCTTCGGTGCTGGCGGCGATCGCCGATCTCAAGGTGCGTGGGCTCAAGGTGACGCTCTATCCGCTGATGCTGATGGACGTGCCTGCCGGCAATGGAATGGCCGATCCCCATGGCGGGGCGGAGCAGGGAGCTTATCCCTGGCGCGGGCGCATCACCTGCCATCCCGCCCCCGGCCAGCCGGGCTCGCCCGATGGCAGCGCGGGCGCCGCGGCGCAGGTGGCTGCGTTCGTGCCGGGCTATCGCGCCATGGTGCTGCATTATGCCAATCTGGCGCAGGCGGCGGGCGGCGTCGATGCGCTGCTGATCGGTTCGGAAATGCGCGGGCTGACCCAGGTGCGCGGGGCAGGCAACAGCTTTCCCTTCGTTTCTGCGCTGGTGGCGTTGGCGGGGGATGTGCGGGCCATAACCGGCCCCGGCACCAAGCTCACCTATGCGGCCGATTGGAGCGAGTATTCCGGTCTTCAGGCCGGGGGCGAGAAGTTCTTTCATCTCGATCCGCTCTGGGCCTCGCCGCATATCGACGCCATCGGCATCGACAATTACATGCCGCTCAGCGACTGGCGCGATGGCGAAAACCATGACGATGCGGCCCTGGCGGCATCGGAATATGCGCTGGATTATCTCGAAGCCAATATTGCCGGCGGCGAGGGCTTCGACTGGTACTATGTCAGCGATGCCGACCGGCGTGCGCAGCTTCGCAAAGCCATCACCGATGGCGCGCATGGCGAGCCCTGGATCTGGCGCCACAAGGATTTGCATGCCTTCTGGAGCCAGCCGCATCATGATCGCCCCGGCGGGGTGCGCAACGCGACGCCGACGCCCTGGGTGCCGGGATCGAAGCCGATCTGGCTGACCGAACTGGGCTGCGGCGCGGTGGACAAGGGGGCTAACCAGCCCAATATTTTCGGCGACGACAAGAGCGCCGAGGGTGGGCGGCCCTATTTTTCCAGCGGTACGCCAGATGGATTGATCCAGCGGCAATTCCTGCGGGCGCATCACAATTACTGGCGCGATCCGGCGCGCAATCCCCCCGGAATGGTGGACCCGGATCGGCTCTATTGCTGGACCTGGGACGCGCGGCCCTTCCCCAGCTTTCCGGCGCTGGACGATGTCTGGGCCGATGGCCCCAATCACCGCAACGGCCATTGGCTGACCGGTCGGCTCGGGGCGCTGGCCAGCGATGAATTGATCAAAGCCATCGCCACGGACCATGGCTGCGTGATGGAGGCGGCGAGCGCCGGGCCATTGATCGCGGGATTGCTGCTCAACGGTCCGGGCACGGCGCGACAGGCCATCGAGCCGGTGCTGAACATGTCCGGGCAGGTGTTGACGGCACGCAATGGCGAACTGGTGGCACTGGTGCAGGGGCGGGGGCCGGTCACGGCGCTGCAAACCGAAGAGCTGGCCGCCGGCGAGGGGCCGGTTCTGTCGCGCCGGCGCGGCGATGCAGCCGAAAAGCCGGGGCGGCTTTCTCTCGGCCATTTCGACCGCGAGCGCGATTACCTCTCGGCCAATGCCACTGCCATGCGACCGGGCGACGGCCCGTTCCTGTCCGAAACCCTGCCTGTCGTGTTGGATGGCGCCGGGGCGCGGCGGGCCGCCGAGCGGCTGCTCGATCACCGCGTCATGGCGGCGGATCGGGTGGAACTGGCATTGCCGCCGGGACGGGTGGAGCTGGAACCGGGCGACCGCATCGCCCTTCCCGAACTGGTGGAGGGGCCATTCGAAATCACCGAAATCCGCGATGGCGCTACGCGGCGTATCGCCGCCACGGCCTTGCCGCGACGGGACGCGGTGGCGACGGGCGTCGATCGCCCGCGAGGCGGGGCGGGAACGCCAATGCTGCTGGTGACGCCAGTTCTGGTAAGCGCGCATCTGCCGCCCGTGCCGGACGATCCGGGACGGAGCCGCTTGCTGATCGGCGCCTATACCAAGCCCTGGCCGGGATCGGTGCGGATCAGCGAAGAAAGCAGCGGCAGCGCACTGGTGCATCTGACCCGGCCGGTGGTGATGGGCGAAACCATCGCTCCGCTTGGTGCGGGACCATTGGCGGTGTGGGATCGCGGCAATGTCCTGGTGGTCGAACTGGTCTCCGGCCATCTGGCCGATGTGTCCGATCAATCGGCATTGGCCGGCAGCAACAGGATCGCGGTGGAGAGTGACGCCGGGTTTTGGGAGGTGATCGGGTTTGCGGGAGCGGAACTGATTGCTCCTAAAAGCTACCGATTGACCGGATTGCTGCGCGGGCTCGACGGCACCGACGCGGCAATGGGGCCCGTCGCCAGCGGGCGGCGGGTTCTGGTGCTGGATGGACGCGCGGCGGTGCTGCCCATCGATGCACACCGGATCGGCGAAAGCCGCATGCTGCGCTTTCATGCCGGGCCGAATGATGCTTCTGGGCAGGCCAAGATGGTCTCGCCCGATGCCAGTCCGGCTTTGCCGCTCGCCCCGGTGCATCTGCGCGCTTCGCTTCAGGCGGATGGAGCCATCCTGTTCGGCTGGACGCGCCGCAGCCGCGCCGATGGCGATGGCTGGGGTCTCGCCGAACCGCCGCTGGAATATGCACAGGAGCGCTGGCGCCTGCGGCTGTTCGACGGCGCAACGCCGATACGGACGATCGAGACCGGCAGCGCTTCCGCCACCTATGGCCCGGGTGAGCAAATCGCCGATTTTGGCGGCCCTGCGGACGCCTTCACCTTCACCATCGCGCAGATGAGCCCGGTTCTCGGACCCGGCCATGAAGCAAAGGGAGAATGTCATGGCTGAGACGCGGTTCGAACTTTGCTTGGCCGAGATCTTGCGGCACGAAGGGGGTTATGCCGATCATCCCGCCGATCCCGGCGGGGCCACCAATATGGGCATAACCCACAAGACGCTGGCCCGCTGGCGCGAGGTCTCGCCCTGGTGGAACCTGCCCAAGAGCGCGGTGCGGAGCCTCACGCGGACGGAAGCGGCGCGGATCTATCGCGCCGGCTATTGGAACCTCTGCCGGGCGGAAAATCTGCCGCCCGGAATCGATCTGGCAATATTCGACTATGCCGTTAATTCCGGCCCCGAAAGGGCGATCCGCACCTTGCAGGCCGTTTTGGGCGTGGTGGTGGACGGGCTGGTCGGGCCTCTGACCATCGGCGCGGCGGCCAAGGCCGATGCGCGGGCGGTGATCAATGCAATCTGCGACCGGCGGCTGGGCTTTCTGCGAGGGCTTTCAACCTTCGCCACTTTCGGGAACGGCTGGACCAGCCGGGTCGCTTCGATCAGGGCAGTGGCGCTCGCCGCCGCCCCCAAATCCACCTCATCACAAGCAGGAGAAACGAAAATGGACATTCTGTCGGGCTACAAGACCTATATCGTCGCCGCCATGATGCTGCTGGCCGCCATCGCGCAGATGCTGGGGATCGATCTCCCTGCCATGGAAGGCAATTCGGGCGGTGGCCTGATGCTGGAGGCGCTGGCCATCCTCTTCCTGCGGCGGGGCTTGAAGGGCGATATCGGCAAGGCCTGA